ACTATCCGCCTGAAGTATGAAGCCGTCAGTTCCAACGGCTAGGCGTCCAACTGTGTTATCAGCCGTTCCTACTAATAAATCGCCTTTAGCATCTATTGTGGATTTAGCCACCGCAGCGCCAGCGTTATTAAATACTGTTGTGTCAATTGCTGATCCGAGTGTGCGGATAGCAGAAGCGCCATCTTTGACTAAATCCGTATCATTGGGTGTAGTCCAAGAGTAATTCGTTGTGGTTGCCATTTAATCTCCTATGCAACTATTGTAGCGTTGAGCCAGTCCAAAGTGGGGCTTATTGTATTCCAAGACTCAGTCGCTGGGACTGAGTTCCATCTGAACGCCTGAAGGCTGAAAGCAATAGGCGAAACATTTAGAGTCAAGTTGAGCTGATTAAGGCTAGCCGTCCAAGTCCAACCTTCTACGAATCCTTGAAATTCTCCATTTACCATATTGGCTGGCAGGTTCGTAATATTAAGAGCTTCGCCCATAAATACATTTAGCAGGTCATCTCGTTCAGCATCTGGTATCTCTGGGCTAGCTACTGGGAAGGTTATCTGCCTTAGGGCGAATTGAGGGTAAGCGCGAATATCAAGATAAAACTCAGCTTGATCCTCAGCGTCATTTTGATTTCTTAAAGTCGTATTTATAGTCGTTGCCAATTGACCATATAGGCTAATTGAGTCAGGGTCGCTATCGGTAATGCTTTGGTTGCCAGCAGACCCATAAGCAATTGTTATTAAATTTCTTACATCTCCAGCTCGTTTAAGAATTGATAGCGCTGGGCCAATTGCATCGTTGCCGTCTAAATCTACATATCCATCGGTTGCTAGGTATTGAGCTCTATGAGTCGAATCTGCGTATCCGATACGGCCTTGAGAATCCTCATAGAGATATCCAAGTCCGCTAGTAGCAAAGCGAGCAGCTAGGTTATAAACTGTGTCATTCAAATTATTTTCAGAATGAAGCTCATAATCTCCTGGAGTATCAATTTCTCCAAGGCCCGTATTTTCTGCATCCTGCCATTGAACTAGAGGGTCATAACCAGCCCAAGTCTCAGCAGCTGGCACTTCATTCCATTGGTCAAATAAAACTGTGCTAAGTAATTCAAGAATTCTGTCTCCATCAAATTGATGAGCAAAGTTGCCAGTATAAACTGCGCGGTTGAGTCTGGCCAAAGCACCTACTGCAATAATATTGATTCTTTGGGTTGTTGCACTTGAGCCAGAAATATCTACTGTAATGGCTAAGTCAGTTATAAAGCCACCAAATAAATTTACATAAGTGGCTGTCGAATCTTGGACTTCAATAGTTACTGCATCGTTAATCTCAAAGGGAACTGAGGCCTCGGCGGTTTCAAGGAGTGTTAGGTTGCAATATCCAGCAATAGGCTGAGAGTAAATATCTGTGCGACCAGAAGTAATAGTTAATCCGCTAAGTGTTGCGCCAGTAACTGTTGATCCATTTACCTTAACGCGATAGATAGGATTCCAGATACTCATAAGACTAGTTGGCTACCTCCGCCACCTGTTCTGGCTTGAGTCTGATTTAGCGCCAAGATAACTGCTCGAGTAAATCCTTCTTCATCGATAGCAGATGGAGCATTGACATTGACAATAACATTTCCGCGTTCTTCTAAAGCTCTAGCAGCTGCAACATCAAAGCTAGAAGGGATGGCATTACCGCTTGGCACTAAACCGCCTGAAGTAGCGCTACGACTTACTGAGGGAGCTGCTGCGCTTGCTGGTGGAGTAGTTGCATTTGCTGGCAAGGTTGGAAGAACTACTGATGGGCTAGGTCTGGAATTGCCTCCAACACTTCCCCCACCGAATGGTAACTGAATATTTGGAGCAATTGGAGTTGGAGCGCTAGATTTAATAGTAGGCAAGTTAGGCAGGAATGAGATTCTGTTGTATGCCTCAATTAGCGAATTGATGCGCTGAATAGCCCCGTCAATCAATTTAAGTAGTCCATTGATTGCGCTGCTTATAACACTTACGACTGGCCCAATAATCTTAAGAACTATTGAGAAGGCTAGGCCGATATCTTCAATAGCTTGGATTAATTGATATTTAATAATTGGGACAATGTATTTAACAAAGAAGTCTGCCATCGTTCTGAATAAGTCAGTAACCGCTTTTATATCATCCTTGTTATGCTCCATAGCAACACTTACGCGATCAAAGGCATTTCTTAGTGCTTCAATAATAGGAGCAAGGGCATTTCTCGCGGTGTTTACAAAGTTTTTGGTTTGTTCAACTAAACCATTTGAGCCACCAAATGAAGCGGCTATCTTTTCTATGACGGGTAAGAATTTATTGTTGAATAAATTAACTACACTTAAAGCAATTGGAAGAAGGGCTTGGCCTAAGACTATTTTGGCTTCATCTAATCTTGCGGTGAGAATTCTTTGGCTGTTAGCCATTCCATCGGCAGTTCTTGCAAAGTCACCCTGAGCGTCAGTAGTCTGTTCAAGAATTACTTTGTGAGCTGCTAGGACTTTTTGCTGGGCAGTTAAAGTTCCAGTTCCAGAGTAAATACCCATTTCCATAGCTTTGGCTTTAAGGGTTGCATCATTGAGCAATACGCCAAAGGCTCTAATAGGTTCAGATTCACCTCGAAGCGCAGCACCAAGGGCTGTGATTGCTTGATCAACTGAGGTGTTATTAAATGATGCTAAATCTGATGCTAAAGTTACAAATTCGGTTGAGAAGGAAGTAAGTTCTTGCCCAGCAAGTCCAGCTGATTTACCAAAGATACCGAAAGTTGCAGCGGCGTTCATCGCCTGAGTTCTGGTCTGGCCTAGTGAAGCGGCTGCTTTAGCTCCAAAGGCTTCGATATTCTTAGCGCTATCTCCAAAAATTACATTGACTTTAGATACTGTCTCGGCTAAGTCAGAAGCAGCGGCAACTGCATCCTTACCAATCTTGATAGCCATTGCTCCAGCTGCAGCACCTACGGCAGCTAGGGCTATACCAGCCTTCTTTGCAAAGTCACCGACTTTGTCCCCGAAGCTGTTGGTAGTGGCGTTAGCCTTATCCATTCCCTTGACAAATTGAGTTGTCTCAGCAAGGACTTCGAGTTTAAGTGTGCGCCAATCTTTAGCCACTCTTACTCCAATTCTGAACTACTTTATTCATAGCCTGTAAGTATTTTAGCGTTAATTGAGGCTGAATTTTACGAAGGGTTGGAAAGATGAAGTAGCCGTTCGAGCCGCCCCTTGGCGCTCTCCCTGACCAAGTTGGAAATTGTTTGAACTTCCTTGATCCAAATTCCAAGCCTTGCCAAAGTGTTCTGGTTGAGCCTCCACCTGATAAACGCTGATTAGCGAAACCATAAGATAGCCGTCCCGTTTTACTACTGCGAGAGACTGATGCACCATCAACGACTCGCCTGACGGCCTTATTTGCCTTTGTGCGAGAATATCCAGCTGACTTAATTTCGCTTTGGGCGAGGAGCGAAATGTCATAAGCCACTTTGCGAGATTCTTCAACGGCTTCATCTCCCATAGTTTGAAAGGTTTTGGCAAGCTTGCCTAGTTCTCTTTTGGTGAAGGCGCTGAATTCAACATTGTCATTCACTTCGCTTCTCCAATATCTCTAGGGCGGTTATAACATCTTCCGCGTTATCCCAGTATTGATGCGGTATTCCTGTGGCTATTGCCAGTTCTATCAGGAGTCTGCCGAGACTCCCGACTGGGTGGCTTTTGGGTCTGACTCACCAGCGCTAACATCTGAAACTGTTTCCATCCAAATTTCAAAGGCTTTGACTGGCTTACCAGCTGATTCCCTTTTCATAGCGTTATACGCCAAGAATAAGAGATCCCATACGCCTATCCCATCAACTGCCGATGAGACTGTCTTGGAAGTAGTGCGTTCCCACTTAGCCCACTCAGGCGGTTGCGCAATATAAGTTGCACTCTCGCCTGAGTTATATTCAATTGTTATTGGTAATTTCATAGCTCCCGATGCTCCGATTTCTTAGCTGAAAGATTCTGAAGGTTGTCCAACGACTGTCAAAGTCCAAGTGTCAGTTAGCGCTCCTGGAGCTGCGCCGCCTGCGGTTGGGAAAATTGGCAATACATTGAAAGTAAATACTGCGCCTGATACTGCTGTAAATACTACTTGAACTGTAGTGTTTGGATGGTTTTCAGCATTTGACCACATTGACTCAAATAGTGAGCCGTATGCAGGGTTAGCGCCCCAGTCCTGTAGAAGTTCAATTGTGAAAGTCCATTGTTTATCAACCTGTTTATATGCGCGGCCATCAAGGGTCTGATAGGTCTCGATAATTGTTTCAGCTGATAAAGTGGCTGAAGTTGTCTGAGCGTCATATGGCTTCGTATCAAGAGTGAAGGTCACATCGCGCCCCGTAATTATTGTAGTGCTCATTATTTGGGTCTCCTATGCGGTTTGCTCGTAGCGGACGCTCAAGCGGATATCGGAAACTAGCAAGGTCGTAGTTCCCACTTCAGTTACCGATGGTCTTTCGACTGTCGATAATTCATACTTGGAAGCGTTTAACTTTCCAAGAATACTCATAACTAATTTCTCTAAGTTATCTAGAGCAGAGGCGTTGCTGAAATACGCAACGCAAGCCGTAATCGTATAATTTAATTTAACTCTAGTAGTGACTTTACCTAAGACTTCAAGCTCCATATAAGGTGAATCTGGAACTATCACAATTGCTGGGACTATAGGGGATTCAGGAACTGAGTCGTATATATTAGCGCTTACTGTGGATAGAGCGGTTTTGATTGCTCCGCGAACATCTGTTGAAATAGGCATTATCCCACCATTGTTTCAACATCAAGATATGGGCCAAGTAAGCCAGTTACTTTGGCAAGTAAATTCTTAGATAGGCGGTAAGGGGTAACTGCGAAATCTACGCCTTCAATTGATCCACCAGCTGCGGTTCTGGCTTGAAAGATTTCTACTGAAATGGTTAGGACTGCTGCCTCAACATTGGAGTTTCCAACATAGGTTGATGCTCCAGTTAAGGTTGCCTTGCCAGCAGGGATTACATTGAATTCGATTACATCTGCGCCAGCTAGTGCTACTGTAAATTCTAAAGTTAAGTTGCCAATATTGAAATTGGCTGGGTTTGTAAAGTTTGGGAACTCAAAATAAAAATCTGGGCCAACATCTGTAATTGTGTGCGTCCCATTAAAAGTGGCATTGACGCCAGTAATTACTACTGATTGACCTACGCTAAATGGGTGCTCTCCAGCGGTTGTAAATAGCGCAACGCCATCTGTGCGCTCGACTTTGGCAATAGGAGCTGAATAAGTCACTAGCATTGGAAGCACTAGGTTTTCAGCTGCATTAATTATGTCATCTAGGTAAGCATCGTTATATAGGGATGACGAAACGCCAAGAATCGTTCTAAGCTCTGAAGCCGTAACTATTGTTGGCATTTCGTCATCCTTTCAAGCAGTTAGGTGAGCGGCCAGCTCGGGAGCGGACTGGCCGTCACTATTTTGAATTAACTATGCAACCTTCCATAGATAAGCGCCAGCGCCTACCTTGGTTGCTAGTGCGCCGTATCCGTAGTAAGCAACCTCAATCTGGCCATTTAGAGCCACATTGGTCTGGAGACGGAAGCGAGATGATTCATACCAAGTGTATGACTCTGGGTTGATGATGATGATTGTATTATCATCAATTCCACCAGTTAGAACGCGAGAAACGCGAAGGTTTAGACCTGCAACATTTCCTGTGACGGAATTAGGTGCGAGGTTTCCAACTTGATTCTGTGGGTTGATAACTGCCTGATAAATTGGACGGCCTTGATCATTGAGGTTCATAATTGCGCCCCATTGCTCAGGAGATACGACGATATTTTGTGCGAATCCGAGAGTTCCTGAGTAAATGCTTACTGCTGCATCTGATACGAAATCAAGCAGGTTAGCAGCTGACATTGTGCGGTTTCCGCCATCAGTTCCACCAGCAATTAAGCCAGTTCCAACTGCAATATCTGTTGCCTTTGCATAAGCGTATTCCATTTGACGAACTAGCTCATCAAAGAATACTGGAGAAGAACGATCTAATAGCTCTACCGAGAAGGTTTGACCGCCTGCATACTTCTTAACACTAACTTGTAAAAATGAATTGGTCATTCCTTGCTCAACGATTGCATCAGCTTCAGCTTCTTCCTGAACTAATGGAACTGCAGTAATTTTTGGAATCTCAAAGCTCATACCAGCATCTGGTAAAACGCCTCGAGATACTGAATCTACTAGCGGTCTATCAGCATTTGATAGTGGGTTGATTACCTCGGTCAATTGACGAGTAGGAATCAAACCAGCGTTGTTTGAAGTGGTGTCATCTGCTGCCATAACATACTGACGAGCAGCGTCATCACCGAGTTTAGCGCGAACGCTATTCTCAAGATATTTTGCCTTTGTAAACTCAAGGCGAGGGGTTGTGTAGAACGCTGGCTTTGGAGCTGCAGCTTCTACTTTGGCTGCTTCTACCGCTTCTTCAACGGCAGGAGCAGGAGCGGTAGTGTCAGACACTTGGTCTCCTTCGGTTGGTTTGTCTGAATCAGC